AAAAAATCGGAAGTTGTGTTTAATAAGTTCAAGTATACGGGCGAATTTGACTTACAAGACCCTCTGGCCGAGTTTCGTGAAACCTTTCGTTTCAAAGATGGGAAAGTCCGTCGTCAGAAACACACCTTTCGCATGGAAGATATGAATGTGATTGTGGGATATGCTAAAGCGGCAGGATGGGACTATGTTGGGAATACGGACTTGACACCGATAGGATTTGAGTACGCTTTTCATCTGCATTTCAAGCATCCTTAAAAGAATTATACGTTGATAGTTTAGATCGATGCACGATATTTTTCAACGCGGCCTCATACGGGGAGCTGAAAGAATGCCATTTGATCCTGAGAAACGCTATTTCTATGTGCAACATCCTACTGAAGGTTGGCGCGTGTACTTGCGTGCTTGTTGCTTTATTCATGAAAAGCCTAGTACTTCAGAGGAAGTTATAGACCCGATGCGTTTCGTTGTTGTCAAAAGAGCCCATAAGTCTGCGGAAGGTAAGGAATGGGAGCCTCCGAAGGGGCAGATGGAAGGTAAGGAAGGATTAAGACATCCTGGAGATTCCATCATGACAATTCTCAAATATAATTTAAAGCGTGAAGTTGTTGAAGAGAGCCGCATACAGAATCTACAAAATATGGATTATACAGGAATTGTGTTAGAGGGTCGTGAACGAGACTATCCTCCAAATACCTTTTTCCAATATCACGTGTTTCGTGCAACTGTAACTACACGCGAATGGATGCGTGCTAGTGAAGAACTCGCGTGGTATCGTGCTCATCCCGCAGCGTTTGAAAAGCAGAAGCGCGATAAGAAAGAAAAGGATGATATTTCTTGGTTTAATCCGTCTGAAACGCAGATTATGGGTAGATGGTCGCCAAAATTGGTTGCTATGTATTTGCAAAAATATGCAAATTAATATATAGAAGGAGTGATGTCTGTCCCTAAAATAAATTCTGGAAGAGCATCACCTACACAATTAGTGGGTCCTCCACTTGTAGCAAATGCTGAATTAGGTCAAGTTTTGCCTCCTGGAGCAAAGGCGCCTCTACGTCCTGGAAATTATATAAAAGTAAGAAACTTGGAAGATCCGCCGAATCTTATAGGAAAGCCTTATCGTAAAGGTATGGCAGCTCCTGTTGCTTCTGCTTCTGCAAAGCAGTCACCGCATATAGCAATCAATGTAGCTCCTCCTAAGAAGACGTGTACAGTTTGTGGAGGGTTTTTGAAAACTAAAGGGTCTTTGAAAACTAAAGGGTCTTTGAAAACTAAAGGGTCTTTGAAAACTAAAGAGTCTTTGAAAACTAAAGAGTCTTTGAAAACTAGACGCACAACAAAAAAGACAAAAAAGTCAAGAAAGACAAGAAAGGCCAGAAAATAAATACTTATTTTCAAATCATCTAGATTTCTAAACAAGTATATATGGTCTAAACATAGAGAATAATCAATCAACTAAATGATTGTCGTCGTACTATGCGGGGGAATAGGAAGTCGTATGGAAGACTATTCTTATCCAAAACCATTGAATATGATATGTGGAAAACCTTCCATATCGTATACTTTACATAAATTGCCAGAGTCAATTCATACAATTCATTTTGTTGTAGCTCCTCACTTAGTCAAATACAATTTTGCAGAAATCGTCAAAAATGAATTCAAGTCCAGAACTTGCATTTTTCACTATCTTCCCTATTTTACACGAGGTTCAATTGAATCGGCATTCTTAGGAACCAAAGATATTTGTGCCACAAACGAAAACATTGTTTTCTTAGATAATGACGTGCTATTCAAGTTTCCTGACTTGTTTTTTGAGGAGAAAAATAATCCGTTTATAGGTTATGCGGTAGATAGCACAAACAACACAAAGTATAGTTATATTAAACTCAATGAACATAACCATTTAACAGAATTCAAAGAAAAAGTCCGCATTTCCGATTTATTTTGTTGTGGTATTTATGGGTTCCATTCCATTGAACAATTTCGTAAATATGCTTTGCAGCGTCTGGAATGTATGACAACTTCTGAATTGTACATGTCACTATTATTTCAAGACATGATTAAGGAACAGATTCAAGTTGAAGGAATTCACTTCGAAGGAGATATACATCACATAGGTTCCTTAGACGAATTGAAAAAGTGTTGGGATATATTGGATAAACCAAAGATGCGTGTATGTTTTGACTTGGATAATACCTTAGTTACCTATCCTACTGTGCCAAATAATTATTCTACAGTAAAACCGATTGAGTCTATGATTCAATTAGCAAGAAAGATGCATGAAGAAGGCCATACAATTATTATACATACTGCGAGACGTATGAAGACTCATGCAAATAATGTGGGGGCTGTGTTAAAGGATATTGGTCGAGTTACCTTTGATACTCTTGAGAAGTTTCAGATTCCCTATGATGAAATCTTATTTGGAAAGCCGATTGCGGATATGTATATTGATGATAGAGCTATGAATCCGTATCGTAATGACTTGTTTAGCTTGGGATATATTTACGAGTCTGAGAAAGACCGGCCTTTGAATTCTTTGGCACCGAATAAGTACAATACGCTTGAGGTTGTTGATGACAGGGTCATAAAGAAAGGACCTCAACAGTTTATAAGTGGAGAAATATACTATTATAAAAATATCCCTGACAGCCCTATCTTACGTGAATACTTTCCTGTTTACTATGGTTCTACTGCAGGTTCTTTGCAAATTGAACACGTGCGTGGAATTCCTGTATTTACCTTGTACAAGGCGGGTCTTATTACCGTAGAACATATTGACAAGTGTTTCGAGTTTCTCGATATTCTGCATTCTTTTAAGAAGGTAGGTGATAAGCCAGAGATATCCGCGGTCATAGCGAATTATGTAAAAAAATTAGAAGAAAGGTTTGCCGTTAAAGAAGACTACCCCTTTCACAATACTTCTCAAGTTCAAAGAGAATGTATAGCGAAACTTCATGCATATATACAAAAGGGTGGTATAGAGATTGTTGACTATATTCACGGAGATTTTTGGTTTAGTAATATGATTATCGATTTCCGCGGGAAGTTGAAAGTGATTGATATGAAAGGTAAGGTCTATACTACGTATACTACAGGTGGTGATAAGATGTATGATTATGCGAAAGTATATCAGTCAGTCCTCGGATATGACTGTGTATTGAATGATGTTCCTATGCCTTCTCAGGCAGATGCCCTACGTTTGTACTTTGAAGCGAAAGTTATAAAGAATAAGATTTGCTTAGAAGACTTGAAAACGGTGACCCTTTCTCTAGTTATGGGCACCTTGCATTCGATTGAAAGTGTGGAAACAAAACAAAGAGTCTGGGAGTGGATTTGTAAAGAATTTATGGTCTAAAATCTAGTTCTTAAAAAAATATATATGCGCTGTGTAATAACAGGCGGTGCAGGATTTATAGGGAGTCAACTAGGTCTTGCCTTATCCAAACAAGGCTATGAAGTTCTATTAGTTGATAATATGTCATACGGTTATTTAGATAACTTGGTAGATAACGGTAAGACATTTGGAACCTTTCTGTGCAAAGATATACGTAATTCTGAAGAAATGGAAAACATCATAAAAGAAGATGATATAGTCATCCATTTGGCAGGAATATCATCACTTGCGAAATGCCAGTCAGATCCTGGACTTGCCTACGATGTAAATGTAGGTGGTACCGCAAGAGTCTTAGAAGCAGCACGTAAAGCCAAGGCAAAGCGAGTAATTTTCGCAAGTACGAGCGCAGTTTATGAAAATACAAAGACTTCTCCTCATAAAGAAACAGACCTAGTACAACCGAATCTCGTATATGCTATGACAAAGCATGCTGCCGAGCAGCTATGCAAAGGATATGCAGATTGTTATGGAATGGACATTCTAATTGTCCGTTTCTTTAATGTATACGGGGCACATCAAGATATTCTGCGCACTGCACCCCCTTTTACATCGTATCTTGCCCGTGAATTTGTAAAAGGGAAGAGCCCTGTCTTATTTAATCAAACTAGTGCGCGGCGCGACTATATCTATATTTCAGATTTATTGAATCTATTAATAAAAATGATAGATTCAAAAGAGCCCTTTCGTGCAGAAATTTTTAATGCAACTTCGGCAAAGGCTTACACTGTTCAGGAAATTTATAGTACTTTGCAAGAAGTCTCTGGCAAAACGAGTATTCTAGCCACGTATGATAATCCGTCAAAGTTCTGGAATGCATTTCCTTCCTTGTTTGATGGACTCTCACTACATACTGGAAGAATTGAAAAGGAAGTTCATAAGAATGCTGAAGGAGATAGTGCGAAGACATGTGCTACCTTTGATTGGGAACCCTTAGTAAGTTTACAAGAAGGTTTGCGAAATGTGTGGGAGTATGCAAAATCTCAATAACAAAACTTATCAGATGGGATACTAGGTACTTTAATACAAAGAATTTCACAGTCTTCATAAAATGTCGGCTTAACTAACATACCCTTTTTAATAATGAATATATCTCCTTGACATAATTCTTCATTATTTAGTTTCATTGAACCACGTATCAATACATTATATTCATCCGCGACATTGTGAACATGTGCTGGCCAAACTTCAGCCTTTTTATGTAGCAAGTAGGCTACCTCAAACGCTGAAGTTCTTAGAATAGAAGGTGAAAAATCACCAATTAACCATCCGCGCTTCATATCTTCTAGGCGACTCGTTTTTATAGAACCATATTGCTTATATAGATAATCATAGTAACTTTCAGGAGTGCCTACTGCCCAATACCTCTCACCCGCAGATTCTTTCAAAGGAACAGCATGTATTTCTTTACCAAGGCTTATTAAATAATTATAAGTAATAGAAACATAGTATTCATTATTTGCACGTATATTCTTTTCTAATATATGTTCAAAGGATCGGCAAAAATCACCCCCTCGTTTCCAACTATGTACTCCTACAAGGGCATAATTACTTATAACTTGCTTTTCTACAGTATTTGTTACGACGAGCGTATTCTCTTTTACAGAAGCATAACTATTACGTGGGCTGTTTGAATAATATGTAAGAAGGGCTCCATCAGAGTTAAGGGTTGTTTCTATAAAATCATGACTATTCCAATCTAGTGTTTGGTCACAGTTTGATATTATAAGAGGCGTATCGTTATCAATAAACTCTTTTGTAGCTATATAACATGACTCTGCAGCACCCTGTGTATACTTATCTAAATAACATATGGTAGCAGAAGGATATTTTTCTTTTAAAAATGTATCAATTGCAAATGATTCACAATGTTCTTTCTGAACAATCAAAAATAAATTTCCAGGGATATTCAAACTATCAATTGACATTTCAATCATCGTCTTATTATCTTTCATAGGAAGTAGATACTTTGGCTTTGTAAATCCATCTTTAAAAAAGCGCTCACTTTTCCCTGCAAGAGATATAACAATGTTGAACAAAGTCATCTATTTCATATTATTTAAACTCTTTATATGGAATAGTATTTTTTCAAGTGTAACGTTCGAATGATTTGAAATTTCCATAATATTTGCACCACTTAATCTTGCTGATTCTATTCCAGATGGAGAATCTTCTAGAACTAAACAACTATTAGGTTCTAAATGAAACTTAGTATATAAATATAAATAGGGTTGTGGGCTTGGCTTTGACTCTTTAACATCAGACTTTGAAATAATTCCAGAAAAATAATCTAGAATACCTAATTTATGTAGACATAATTCTACAATATTTCTATCACTATTACTTACACAGTATAATGTATAGTCAAGGAAAACTAGTGTTTTACATAATTCTTTTTTTAAAGTATTAGATTCAATAGAATTATTTATAAAATGATTCACAAGTTCATTTTTTAAAGAAATAATCTTATTTGATAATTCTTCACTTATTGCTAATTTTTTAAGTTTTTCTTTTGTTGTAATACCTTTTAAGTGAGTATCGTGAAAATCTGTTGTTATATTTATTTCTGGAATTACAGTTTGAATTGCTTGTAAAAAACATCCAGAGTGTATATCATTACCATTAGAGTCTACAAGTAAAACACCATCCAAGTCAAAAATTATATGTTTAATTTTTTTCATTAGTTATATATATTTTTATCAACGGATTTAACCCTGATTCCTCTGAAATCCTTCTTTTCTTGCCAAGACTTCTTTGGTAATGGAATCAGCTCGTTCGTTTTGTTCCCTTGGAACTTGACGAATTGCAATCCAATCGAATGATGACTCGTCCATCATAGCGGCTTGACTCTCAGACCACCAGACTTTAATATTCTTATCGCTTACACGATACTTACCAATATGTTGAAAGATAATGAGTTCACTATCTCCTTCAATCAATAATTCGCGTGCTCCACGCATAGCGGCCATTTTCAGGCCGAGTAATATTCCTTGCGCTTCTGCGATATTATTCGTAGCCTTTCCAAGATACTTGCCCATTTCAAATACTGGGGTACGTTTCCCTTCCAAGTCTTTTGGACTCCATAATACTGCACCACTACTCGCGGGTCCAGGATTCGGATTTGCAGCTCCATCAAATTGTAAGAGCCATGCCGCTTCGCTGCGATCAGAATGACCTACTAACAAATAAAATGGTCTTTTAGAGTCCTCTAACCCTTTTGGAAATATGCGAGGTAAATTAGGGTGCTTATACAATAAGCGTTGCCCGTCTTTTGCTCTAGGCTGATTCATGGAAACAATGGCCTGTTCAGGAAGAGGTTGAGGAGTTGCTTTCACTTGCGGAAAAAGTGTTAAAGGGGGTTTGTCCTTGTTGTCGTTGTTGTCGTCAGGTTTTTGGTTTGTATTTGTCTCTGCTGCTGCAGTGAAGGGGGTTGTAGAATCCAACACGTTTTCCATCTTCTTTTTTTCCTTTTCAATCATGGCAACAACATCTTCAGTTCTCTTTGGTTCAGGAGGTTCTTCATTCAAAAAAGGGTTGAAGAGTTTTCCTTGATTTTGGGGTAGAATACGAAATCCTGCAAACTGATCGAGTCTACGCATTTGTCTCTTCTTTCTTAGATATTCCTATAGGTTCTGTTTAGACAAGAAAGAGTACAGAATTCCTAGTGAGATTCCATGCCTAGAAGCGCAATAGCCACAATAGAAAACGCCGCGCCTAAGAGCTTCGTATTTGTAAGTTTTTCTTGAAAGTAGAGAATTCCTACAAGAGTTACCGCAATACTGCTAATTACATTCCAAAGCAAGTTCATTACCGCCATTCCTTCAAAACCTAGAGATTTGTAAAAAATAAGCGGTTGGGTTGCATATAGCACAACGGAGGCTATGAGACCACTTATAAGAGGAACCGCTCCTGTATAAGCAGCCTTTGCTAAACCAAGAGATACTATATCGATTGATGCCATTGTAGAAGCATATGCTAGAGCTCCCCACAACATACTAAATAGTATCGAGCTTCTTTCCTATTACTGCAGAACCCATCCTCTTCATAAGTTCATCCTTTGCCGCTTTCTTAAAATCATACGTGCACGAATGAACTTCTGGGAAGCGATGGGCTGAGCAGAAGATTTGTGTACACTTGCACGGATAGTCTGAAAGAAGAACCTTCTTCTTGCAGCCCTCTAGGCAGCATTTCTTAGGTCGGGATGGGAGTGCACAAATAGTACTCGTAGCTTCCTGCTTAGGTTTTTCGTCATCTACAACAACATGATACTGCTCATCCAAATCTTCCAAGATTCTTGCGATATTCAGATCGTGGAATGACATATTCTACAGTTTGTCTAGTGGTGGGATTTTTATCAAGCGGGTGCCCTTGTGTCAATTTTAGGTGTCCAAGGTCTAAGGGTCTTATATGACTAATAAACAATCTTGGGGAATTGAATGGGATTTTGGAAGTCAAACCCATTTGTACCATCCTGGTCTTCTTTCTTAGGACAAGCATGGTCTTCAGGACCTCCAAAACTCTTGGAAACTTTACATGTTCGACGTCCTGTGCAAGTTCCACGAGGATGTGACCTACGCGCAGCTTTACCAGGAGATTTTCCAGCAATTATAGAATTCTGGAGTCGATATTTTTCTGTACAGCGTTCTTGTCGTTGTATAGTACCTCTGGCGCATTTACAAACTATGGTGTTAAAGGGCTTGTGGGAAGTTATTATTGTTGTGCGCCAAGGAACGCATGAGATTCTGGGAAGTATTGTACGTCGCCGAATTCGGAATTTGCATATTCGCGAAGCAAAGTGGATTTCTGCAGGAGTCATTGACTATTACTGTGTACATCCTGCCTGGAGAAAGAGAGGTATTGGTAATGCTTTGCTTGATGTGATTCATAATACTGCTTCTGCTTCTGCATCTGCTCCTATGCCACCTCAACTGATATTTTGGGAAGGTCTGCATCCACTATACCCTCCTTTATCTGTAGGAGTATTCTGGGTTCGTAAGTGTTCTGCTTCTGCTTCTGCTTCTGCCTCTACAGCACTACAAAAGATTAGCGATTTCCAAGAATCTTTAAAAGCTTGGCGAACCTTACAGCAGACACATGGCAATCAAGATATATGGACAGAAGAACCTGGCGAGGAGACTTCCATTTGGAAGACGACCGCAGGACCAGTCGCGGTATGGAATTCGTTTCATTGTACAGTACCGCATGGTCTAAGTATCGGCGTAGTTCTTGGTGGTTCCGTCGCAGCCATCAATAAATTAGCGAACACGACTACTTGGGGTATTCTCCTAGTTCCACGCATCAACCCTCTTACACATGATCTAGGAAATGGATGGACTCTCGATTCACCATTCCAATGGATAGGATACAATCTATCCGTTGGATTTATAAGTAGTGAATTTCCATTTATTGGATTTTAGATCGCCGGGCATTTCAAATCGGCAGATTATTTACATAATTTTGTTTAATTTTGTCGGTAATCCGTGACCAAATAATATCATATATATCAAAACACAAGATGCTATCAAAATACTCCTATTTTCAGCCACATTCTTTTCTTGTCCTAGTACGAATATCATGACACAATATAGCACTATCCCAATTATCAATGAATGTAATACCATAATTAGACCCCGTTCCATTTTATACTATGTATTTATAATTTTTCTATGCCCGCATCTAAAGATTTTTAATATCCTTTACAGATTCGTCGTGAATAATATCTTGAAACGGTATCCAAACCGGCAAAACTCCTTCCAGCTTTTTTAGCAAGAGACAAAATCCCCATAATCTTTCTAAGTGGTATGGAAGAGTATTCCTCTTTTCTCCTTTCGTTTGTAGCTTTCCTAGTAAGTCATGAATCTGGGGGCTTATTTTATCTATAAACGGTATGAGACTTTGTAGTATGTGTTTGGGCATTAGAAAACAGTGAAACATGGGTATACTATTGTATAATATATCATTCAAATTGAAAGATGTATGAAATGTGTGATTATATTGTTGTAAGATTTCACCCCATATTGATGCACCTTTCTCAGGAGTTCCAAATGAATTGCATATATTATGGTCTCCTTGAGCAAGATCCAAATAAAAGAGACAGTTCGTATTTTTATGAAAGTCAATATTTGTCTGAATATGCTCTAATGTCTTGTTTGTAATCTTCATATCATAGTGTATACATCCAACGTAGTCATAAGGGTTTATTATAGTATTATGGGCAATATGATGATATACACTTGATTCATAATATTTTTGCTTTTGTAAAAGGGGATTATATTTTACAAACTGATATTCATGAATGACTGAGGCGTTGAACCATGGATTATAGGATTTAGGAATTTCTTCATTAACACCAATACAGGTAATGTGTTCTCGAAATACTTCTTCAGGTATAGTTTCATAAAAGTCTTTATGAAGAGTTTTATGAAAAATTACATAGATTTGAAACTTCATCTGCTGAATTCTTTTGACAAAGTTTAGACCCTTTTGTTTTTTATTTTAGTTTACCTGAGTTTATTTTCTAAAAGCAAGACTCCTTTCAGAAACAAGGCTTCTGACTTTGCATAGTAATTTGCTAATAATATCCGCGCCTGATTACCGAACTCGTTTATAGAGCCCTTACCACCTGCACGTAAAGCACTTGTAAATCCTATACTTGCCTTTCCTTGCTTATCAAGGGTCGCCTTAAACATCTTCTTAAATAATTCATTCACTTTATTCGTATGCTCTTGTTGAAACTGTAACATGGGAGCAATGATTGTTTGTACCATAGTCTTGCGAAGAATCTCATCCGTATACTCAATGATATTATTCGCATACTTCTTTCCCTGTGCTTGGCACAAAGGAAACTCACTAAAAGGAGTCTTGGATTCTAAAAAGTTATCGACACTTGTGGTAATGCGATAGAGCCCTGCGAATTGTTTGGATATTGTTTTGAGTTCCTGTTTGGCAGCCTGAGACTGGGTAAACTTCACTTCTCCTCCACGAATTTCGTACATATCATAATATAAACTTATAAGAGAGCGTAAATACATATT